ACACCAACCTCTTGTAGTCGATGAGCCGCTAGCTGGTGCTTGGAGCTTCTATCTTGAAGTTGAAGATTGGAAGCCGTCTATTCGAGAAGCAATCGACAACGGAATTGAGACAATGGGAGAACGGATATGAAAAAATTTAAAGATTATGAAAAATCTGGAAAAACCATAATTATTCTAGCATGTTGCTTATTCATTTCTACATGTCTTGCTATCGTTTCTGGAGATGATCCTACTCCTGAAGAGATAACATTTGCCAATAGAAAAGCAGCTGATCAAGAAAAATACTGGATGAGGGTTGAGCAGAAAGCTAAGTTCAGTTATTTTGGTAATGATATTGCTCTGTGGGATGAATATAAGGGTGCTACCAAATCATCTCCAAGATCACTTATCAATGGAACAGCAAAACTATTTGATGCGATGGGCAATATGTCGTCACATAGATTCGCCTGTACATTTGGAGGCGATGGAGAGATGGATCATTTTGAAATGTTTGAGAGAGGGTAGCCCGCATGACAGACTATGAAAAAGTCAAAGAATGGGGAATAGCATCAGCCAATCTCAAGCATTGGAAATCGCTTGAAGCAAATCTACGCAGGGAAATCTGTGAAGATATATTCGCTGGCAGGACTGGTAAGTTCACAGAGAATCAGCAATTTGAGGGTGATGGTGTAACCATCAACGCTAAGGCGACTAGTGTAACAAGCTATTCCGTCGATGAATTGCTTTTGGGGCAAATGGCAACGGAAGGATTTCTTTCAACTGAAGATAGTGATTGTTTCGTGAGCAAACTCTCAATCGTAAATTCAAAACTCAAAGAAAGGCCCAGTGATTCACCAGTCTGGCGTGCTATTATTGAAAAGCCTGGTATGCCAAAATTGGAGATTAAGAAAATTGAAACTTGAAACAGTGGACGAGGCAATCGAATTCACAGGCATAAAGCTGTGTGTATTTGGATTTGCTGGCGCAGGCAAAACTGTGTTGAGTGGAACTACAGGAACCACAAACATTATACTCAGCGCTGAGGCGGGTCTGCTCTCATTGAAAAACGCACCGCCTGAAGTCAAGGCCAATCTTCGCGTTATTCAAATCAGAACGTTAGCCGCTATGGGAGAAGCCTACAATTGGCTTCTATCAGGTAAGATGTCAGATTGGGTAACCATTGATTCAATTTCTGAGATTGCAGAAGTCTTGCTCACTCAAAAGAAGGGCAGTTCAAAAGATGGACGCGCTGCTTATGGTGACATGGCAGATGATATGATGGATCTAATTCGGAAGTTGCGAGATCTGCCTAACTATAACATCTTGATGACTGCGAAACAAACTCGCATCAAAGATGATGCTACTGGTATCACGAGTTATGTTCCAATGCTACCAGGTAAGATTCTCACAAACCAACTAGCGTATATGTTTGATGAGATATTCGCGTTGAGGGTTGAGCCTGATCCTCAGAACCCAGGTCAATTTGTGAGAGTACTGCAAACTGGTAGAGACGTTGCGTATGATTGTAAAGATAGATCTGGGATGCTTGAAATGTTCGAGGCGCCTAACATTGCTAACATCGCGCGTAAAATCCAAGGGTTGCCAATAGCAATACCAGCGGCAGCCCCTGAAGTAGCACCTACTGAAATTTCACCAAGCACAGGAGAAGTATAATGGTCCAACTACCCGCAGCATTTAATCCCGGAGCACCTGGTCAAGAAGGAATCACTGATTTCAAGGCGATTGATGCAGGAGAGTACGTCGCTCATATTGTCTCATCAAAAATGGTTGAAACAAAAGCGAAGGATGGACAATATCTTGAGCTGATTTGGCAAATATTGATTGGAGACAACGCAGGTCGCAAAATTTGGTCAAGATTAAATCTGATCAATAATTCCACAGCGACCGTCAAGATCGCAAACAAGCATCTCAAGAGTATTTGCGATGCAGTTGGCATCCCTGGACCCGTTAGCAATTCTGATGTACTACATGCTCGAGCTTGTATCATCAGAGTGACAGTCACTCCAGCTACATCGCAATATCCTGAAGGAAATGAAATAAAAAATTACGCACCATACGGTAGTCCTGGAGCGGGTGCGGCAACTCTCCCTGCCGCCGCAGCGATAACTCCTGCAGTTTCAGCATCTGCAGCAGTTGCTGCGCCAGCATGGGGAGCACCCCCTGCCGCAGTTCCAGAAGCAGGTGGCCCTGCTCCTGGTGTTCTCCCTGCGGTTCCCGCGCCCGCTCCAGCAGTTCCGGCTCCCGCAGTACCAGTCGTGCCGCCTGTTGCGGCTGTACCTACGGCAGCTCAACCGCATCCGGTTCCCGCCGCTGATCTTGGGGCTCCGGGAGTACCGCTTCCGGTTCCAGTAACACCAGATCCGGCTGCGATCGCTGCGGCTGAGGCTGCAGCGGCGGCTCCACATATCCCTGAAGCTGCTCCAGTTGCTCCTGACGCTGAGCCAGGTGCTGGCCCGACTGTCCCTGATGAGAAGCCGCCCTGGTTGCGATGAGTTAAGGTGCGGGGCCAGAGTTCCAATTGCGAAATACGTAATTGGGGGTACGGTTTGCTAGATCTGGTCCCGCACTATTTTCAATATCAGTCCGCAGGTCACCGTGTTGTGTTGCCGGGCTGCGGGCTGATAATTCGGTGGTGAAATGGTACAACTGCCTACACCTGTGAACGCTACGAAAACATTATTGGATAGACTTGAATTCCCTCAGCGTAGAGGCAATACAATTGCCATGAGTACCATAGGCGATGAGTGTGCTCGCAAGCTATGGTTCAATTTGCACTGGGTTGGGGAGCCTGAGAAGATAACTGTTAGGGTTAGGAACCTGTTTAACACAGGAACTCGTGCTGAAGATTTTATTATCAAGGATTTGGAGCGTATTGGAATCCTTGTCAAGAATAGGCAAGAAGAACTGTGGGGATTCATGGATCATGCCCACGGTTTCACAGATGGAGCGTGCGAAAATGTTCCAGACGCTCCCAAAACTACTCACTTGCTGGAAATCAAAACTCATAACGATCGAAATTTCACAAAGCTAGTTAAGGAAGGTGTAAGAAAGTGTTTCCCAAACCATTACGCGCAATGTCAGCGATACATGAAAGGCACAGGTCTAAAGCGTTGCTTGTATGTTGGCTATAATAAAAATACAAGCGAATATTACATAGAGCGCATACGATATGACGCTGGATTCGCTGATGATTTGGTACGTAAAGAGCAAGACATCATAATGTCATCGACGCCACCTAAGAAAATATTTGAAAGATCGTGGTACGGGTGTAAATTCTGTCAATACAGTGAAAATTGTCACGACTTGAAATCAGCAGCAAAAAATTGTCGTACATGCGAGCATAGTGACCTAGCACCTGAGGGAAAATGGGTATGCGCGCATCCAAGTATGAATAATCCTATTGACATACCTATTGAAATACAGAAAGTTGGTTGTGATTCATATATGCCGATTGGAATTGAATAATGGATAACAAAAAATGGGCTCTTGTAACAAGAGAAGTATTTAGAGAATTTGTAGATGGATACAAACATAGTTTCTATCATGATCTTGTATATGACGTCTGTGCTATATTCGATCCACCGATAGGTTCATATAATGATTTCAGTGACGGTAAAGTTTGGCCTGAATCAGTAGTGTGCTATATCTCTCTTGGTAAAAATAGCAGCCTTGATACACGAAACGAATATTTCATCCTGCGTAGCCTATTGGATAAGTAATGGATATTGAGCTTCTTTATAAATTCAATAAAAGATTTACTGTAATAGGTGAATGTTGGATTTGGATTGGTGCTCCACTTGGACCAAATTATGGAGGATTCAAATATAATGGCATTCGCTATTATGCCCATCGTTTTTCATATGAATTATTCATAGGTGGAATACCAATTGGTTTAGAAGTTATGCATAGTTGCGATACTCCACCATGTGTGAATCCGAAACATTTAAAAGTTGGAACTCACTCTGATAACATTAGAGATAAGGTTATTAGAGGCAGACATGTATCACAAAGAAGCAAATTAAGTGCTAGTGATCTAGATTCAATAAAACAAGATTGGAGAACACAGAGTGAAATAGCAGACGATTTTGGGATATCACAATGTTATGTTTCACAAATACAAAGTGGATATTCACCAAAACCAGCGTTGGATGAATAATGGAGAGCCGTTGGTACCAAATTACTGCAACTAAAGCTCTTATGAAGAGTTTGGAAGATAAGGATTGCCATCCAATAGTTGTTGCCCCGACAGGATCAGGCAAATCTTTGATGATTTGCGATTTTATTGATCAATATTTAACAAAAAATCCAGCTGACAACGTTCTTGTTCTATCCCATGTCAAAGAGATCCTTAGACAAGATTATGATGCGCTTGAAGAATACTTTGAGCGGTTCATTGATATTGGTTTGTATAGTTCAGGAATGAAATCACGCACCGTCAAGAAAATTACAGTCGCAGGTATCCAATCGGTATGGAGGCGACCAGAGTTATTCAAAAATGTTTCCGTGATCATCGTCGATGAGTGTCATCTTGTTACTATTAAGCAAGATGGGATGTATCGGAAATTGTTATCAAAACTAGATGCACAATATATCGGATTTACAGCGACTCACTTCAGGCTTGGTCATGGCTATATTCATCAAGGTGAAGGTCGGTTGTTCAACCATATAGCGTATGACATGTCAACGCCAGAAATTTTTAACAGACTTGTAGCTGAAGGATATCTGACTCGACTAATTACAAAAGCGACTGTAATGAAAATGGATGTTTCTGGCATAAAAATGCGAGCTAAGGATTATTCGCTCGATGAATTGAGTGAGCGCTTCGATCGTGATTCTATAACTAATGTAGCCGTCGAAGAAATCATTGAGTTTGGATACAATTATAAGAAGTGGTTGATTTTCGCTATTGACATAGAACATGCGGAACATATAACTAATGCTTTATTCATGCGCGGCATAAACGCTTGCGTTGTTCATTCAAAAATGGACGCGGACAGAGATAAGGCAGTCAGTGATTTCAAAAAAGGTGTGTATAGAGCGGCGGTTAATGTTGACATCCTCACAACTGGTCTAGACGTTCCAGATATTGATTTGATAGCGACGTTACGTCCAACAGAGTCACCAGTCATACACGTCCAAACTTTTGGTAGAGGGTTACGGCCACACCCAAACAAAACCCATTGCCTTATCCTAGACTTCGCTGGAAATACTATGCGTCTTGGCCCAATCAATGACGTCATAGTTAAGCAAAAGAAAAAGGGTGATGGCAAGGGCGTTGCTCCTGTGAAGGAATGCCCTAAGTGCCAAGCGCTGCTTCACCCCACAGCGAAAGTCTGTGATGTCTGCGGACATGAGTTCAAATTCAAGGCTAACATCTCAAAGACCGCTGATGAAACTGAAGTAGTTAGAACTAGTATAGCCGAATGGTATAAGATAGATCAGGTGAGTTACGCAATTCATAAGAAGGCAGGTAGACCTGATACTTTGAAGGTAACGTATAGGGTTGGACTATCGACTTTCAGCGAATGGATCTGTTTTGATCATGATGGATATGCTAAGCATAAAGCTGATAACTGGGTATGGTTCAGATCGCCTAACGGTATGCCGTTTCCGAAAAATGTATACCAACTTCACGAATATGCACCTTGGATGAAACAACCTAAAAAAGTTTTGGTCAATTTTAGCGAGAAGTTTCCTAAAATCCGTGACGTCCTATTCGATCCCCAGGATTCGATCCAAAGGCGAGATATCATACATAGGTGATATTATGCGAAGATGTGCAGAAATACGAAGATGTGCAAATGATAGCTGTAATAATGATTTTCTTGAGAAGGGGCCAAATAATAAATATTGTTCAACTAGATGCTGTAACGAAAAACGTAAAACACAAGATAACAAGCATCTGATGCTTGGCAAATATGATAACATACCTAATCGCAATAGTAGAGGTGCACTTAGCGAATTAATTGTTTGTGCAGATTTGCTAGCTAAAGGATATATGGCATTTCGTAATTTAGCTCCAGTTGGTAGCGTTGATCTTATTGCGTTAGAATATAGTGATAATAAAGTGCCGTTACGAATAGAAGTAAAGTCAGTCGAATCATTTGTCCAATATACAGGAAAAAAATATAAAATTTGCGTACATTTTGATCATGTTGCTAAAGTAAAGCGTAGTGGCGAAATAGAATATGAACCTAATCTCAAAACGTATTCTGGTACGCCTAGAGCGACTCATACCGATTGGCCGCTTTAAGCCTTTCAGGCCGAAATAGGGCTTCTCAGGATCGCGTGTAAGGGCCGATCTAGCCGAGTAGGTAGTTCTAGGTAGGGGGGTAGGCTATTTAGAGAGGTTGCAAGCGACCGTTAAAAAACTCTAATGATTCCGGGTACTTACAGCCTCTTTTTCGGTCTTTTAGGGCTTTTTCAGATATTTCGTATTTATTCCGATTTCCCCTTTACTTTCATTGCCGAGTAGCCGATACTTCCCTCATACCTAGAAGCTATAAGGGTACTGAAAAACTGAATAGCGGTAGAGCCGAGAGGCCCCTCTGTTGAGTAAGGATCGAGCACCTGTACCGAGAGTAAAACCCGCCCAGACGTACTGGGGCTCTGCCGTTTGTGTGTCGTCGCCCGATTCAGATTATAGAAGAAAAACCCCTTAACCCTGAAATAACTAATTAGGGGGTTTGGCGCTTGCGCGCCTGACCCCAATTTGGTTACTCTAAAAAGCGTATTGTTACGCTTTTGCGAGTATCCATTTTGGATACAAATGAAAGGGGTTAAGAAATGAGCGAACCGGAATGTACCACTGCGGAGCGGATTGCTTTGGTTAACGCTTTTACCGATGCTATTAATGCTGCTTACAACGAGGATTTTTTGCCTAACAGCTCCATTAATTGGGCGCTCTTGGCAGAAGAGCGTGGTGACAAGGCTTGTGGGCGTCGCTAAAGAATGCGGATACGACTGGCTAGACGACGAGCAATTCAAGGATTGGATCTGGGGAGAAGATTCTCCCAACGCATGCGATATCCTGATCGCTGGTCTCGAACGCGCTTTGGAAGCATCGAACGAAACAAATTAGTTGGCAGCTTATTCGGTATACTCTTAAAAGAGTACACCGAATGACGTGCCAATTTCGGTACGATATGACAAGGGGTTAAGACAAAATGTCCACAAGAAAAACCCGCAAGTATTCCAAGGCAGCTGGAATGATTGTCACTATTGGCAATCAGGAAGCGGAGCCTGCTGTGGCAGCGGAGCCGAGTCAGCTTCAGCTCGAAATGGCCAAGGCGCGTGAGATCATCGAGCCGCTTGCCAAGGCTGGCAAGAGCGAGGATGAAATGGCAATCACGCTGATTCAGCAGGGAGGCTTTCCGTTCAAGAAAGCTGGACGGCTGCTTCGTAGAGTTCTGGAAGATCTGGGAATTCGCATGAGTTCCAAAGATCGTCTCGAACAGGCGAGCGAGCTGCTTCTCAAGGTTGACTTCGCTCCGAAGGATTGGAACGAAGTCACAAAGATCTGCGAGTATCTGGCTCAGGAGCTGGATGCCACCGACGAGAAGCAGGCTCTGGCGACTCTGAAGAAGTTCGCCGCAGAGCAGAAGATCGAGCTGCCGACAAAGCCCAAGGGAACCGGCGGTGGTGGAGGTGCTCGCACTGGCTTCCGTACCAAGTTCCTGGCATGGGTGACGGCCAATCCTGGATCCACGGATGCTGAGTTCGATGCCTGGGTCAAGGAGCAAGGCAAGAAGGCGAGTCAGGCGCGCTTCTACAAGCGCATCCTGGGCGTGGTACGTAGCGTCCAAGCTGGCTAGCTTCTGGTTTAGGTGCTTGGTAGGTAGTCATAAGACTATCCGAGTGTTCCAAGTTAAATGGTTGCCGATCAACCAGCCTAATTGGTAGCTTATACCGTCAACGCTTAAAAGCGTTGGCGGTATGACGTATCAATTTCGATACGAAATAAAGGGGTTAAGCTATGGCAAGAAATATTCGTGTAAACAAATGGGCCGATGATCTGCGACGTAACCTGGACGCGGAGTCCACTGGGATCAAGGTTTCGGCGTATGATTCTCTTCGCTCCAAGCTGGACGGTAGGATCACAGTCGAGACGGAAGGCTACCATATCCGAATCGACATGATCGGTGAAGCCCACAGAGGTATGGACGATCACGTAGCGATTCGCGTTATCGACCAGGACAACTGTGACAAGGCTCGCTCCCGCGCGGCGCGCATCATGGCGTCGATGGGCTATGTGACTCGTGACACCGGGCGCAAGGTTATCAGTAACGTTGCGTTCAATCGAACCGACATCGCGCGACTAGCAGTCAAGCTGGCTGCTTAGTTAGTAGCTTATTCCTGTTACTCTAATTAGAGTAATGGGAATGACGTACTAATTGAAGTACGATGAAAGGGGTTGAGAATGATAGTGACACGTAAAGAAGAATCTGAAGCCGATCGCAAGATCGCAGAAGCTGGCGAAGATGCCGAAATGCTGAAGGATCTTCTCGACGAGATTCGCAGAGAAAGTTAATAGCCATATCGAGAGAAGCAAAGATTTGGGACTCATAAGTTGATGACAGTCAATGAAATGATATCCGAGCTGCGACGGCGAGGCTACGACATGGATGGTGCGCTCGTAGCAATTTCAAAAAGGCCTGAACTTGGAATAACTGAAGTGGTCAAGGCTAAGTACAAGCGTAAGGCAGGTACTGCTACAAGGTATAACGATGGAACGCATATCATTAGATTGGCTAGTAGGCTTTGGCTAACTCCAGGGAACGCTTGGGATGCGATCTATAATACGTTCCTTCACGAGCTGGCGCATTGTTTCGCTCAAGATGTCCGCGCCCATGGTTGGGAGTGGGCACGATGGTGTAAGATATTTGGGATCAAGCCAGATATATACCATCCTTACGAGCACCTTAAGCGTAAAAAGGCATTCGTAGTAGCCGTATGCATAGATTGCACCCACGAGTATACCGGGCGTAGACGCTTGAATCGCACCTGGAAATATACTTGTCACTTGTGTGGTGGTGGAATCGAGTATCTGTAGTTGGCAGCCGGTTCCCTGTAGTTAGAAGCTACAGGGAAACGAGTGCCAATTGCGGCACGATGAAAGGGGTTAAGAATATGAGTAAGAAAATAAAAATTGCTTTAATTAGTGCGCCGATTGTTCTGATCTCAATTGTAATCCGTCTTCAGTTTATGGATTCTGATCAAAAAGAGTGCCGAGCTAAGATGGATATTTTTGAAGAATATGTCCAATCAGCTGAATTCACTGTGGAGGAAGCAGATCGTTTACTCTGGATGGTTCAAGGATGTAGCTCTTCAATATATTCAAAAATAATTGCGGTAGCAAAAGACTCTGAGCCAAATGAAAAAACTTTTGGTGAACGATTAGCGATGTTGGTTGTATACCGCTCGGCCCGCAAAGCTAAGAGCGATCCAGAGCTATACATTGTAACACATCATGATGAATCACCTTGGATGGAGGATTGGTTTAAAACTAAGTGTGTGGGATTCATACATCCTGAGACCGGCAGAGAAAATTCAGAATGGTGCTATAACAACAGAACGCTTATGCGCAAAGTATTTCTCTCATCAGCTAGCTTTACACATCGTGGAAAAAAACATCCACCATACGATCTTCCTATTCATAATTACAGGACTTGCCTTATAACAAACGGTGGCATTGGCGCGGAGGATGGATTGATTGAAGACCAAGAGGTTCACTGGAGCGATGCACATGATTGCCTCGTTAAGTTTGAAAAGGCAATCCCAGCAGTTGCTGAAATAAATCGACGTAATGATGAAGATCTGAGAAAGTTAATTGCCACTGCTGATGCTAAAAGAGCTAAAAAGAAAGTTGCTGCAGATCATAGAGGCATAGCCATTTACTGTGAACGTGAATGGGGACAAGATTATGAAATGCAGCAGTTTTGCAGAGAAGAGCAAACAGAAGCGTACGAATTTCTTCAGAGATAAGTTGGTAGCTTACTAGGGTCATTAACGTGATTCTAGTAAAGTACCAATTCGGTACGCATAAAGGGGTTAAGTATGTTTCAAGATCTGATCTATGAGCCAGAGGCTCAGAAAGTAATCAAGGAAAAATTTCCAGAAGCGACCTTCACAGATGAGTCTGGTCCATTTGGACTCAGAGAAGGGCGTTTTGAAGTTAGTATCCCGAACGTTACACCTGACGAATTTTATCCCTGGTTCATCAATACAGGATTCGCAGGATCTAGCCTCCACTTGACGCTATATGCGAAGAATATCTCCCAAGGTAATCTAGAGCAAATCAAAGGGTGGCTTGACAAAGCTAGAGAGATGAGGATTCCAAGGATGGGCGCTTAGTTGATAGCTTATTCCGGTTACTCTAACTAGAGTAACTGGAATGAAGTATCAATTCAGATCTGAAAGGGGTTAAGATGAGCGATAATGATAACAAGTTTTCTGGATATAGATGGGCAGAAGAAATCGACGTAATGCTAAACGAATTGCTTGAAGAGCATGAAATTGTCGAAGAAAATTTGCCGTAGTGGAGAAATCTAGTCAGGACTATCCATACCAGCCTCAACTTGATCGATGACAAGATCGAAGAAGTTGGGAAGCCCGCAGATTATACTGTGAGACTGAGAACTGCAGCTGTGAACGTTTTGAGCAATCCCAAGAATGACGAGCGTACTATAGAAGTGTCCGCTGATTATATGCGTGAACTTCTACTGCTTATCCAAGAGTATTAAGTCTGCTTTATCCCCGGCACAGGCGTGTCGTGGATATGGGAATCTTAATGCTGAGATTTCTAAATAAAGGGGTTAAGCATGAATGATCATAGTAGGATTTACGACAGGCCATTTTGGGTTGTCTCCTCGGCCAAAAGTTTCATCGCTGCTTTCACCGATAAGGATGAGGCATCCAAGGACGCAGAGGCTCGCAATCAACGTGCAAAAGAGATGGATAGCGATTATGGGTATCACGTGATCGACCGCCCGTCATGAGCATTCAGTTCTATAAATGCTTGCGATGCTTTCAGGTGAGAAGCTACGTATCCATCTCACCTCCAAGAATTTGCGGCCATTGTGGGAGTCTCTATATTAGGCCGACAAAGAAGGGCGAGCGAGGTGGGAACTAATGAAGCCGAGAAGAATCGAAGCGTTGCTGGATGTTACGATGGCTGCCTTTGACGATGACGCTGACTGGGATGACCATTGGACTCACGTTGTTTGGGGTGGTCTTATCGTAGCTAAAAGAGCTGCGGTTGCGGCAAGGTACAAAGATCCAGAAGGATCAAGGTTTGCCCTTGATAGTTTGGCTAAAGCCTACAAAAACGTACCGCAAAAGGGGAAAGTTGATGTTTGAATGGATTGATAGACACTCGACTGGATTTGCGATCGCTCTTTTGGCCTTTGTAATTTTCGCTAGCGCTTGGTTGGAACGTCCTCTGTAACAAATGAGGCGACTCGGGAAACCTGGTCGCCTTTTTTGTTTGTAAATACGCTTTTTAGCGTAGGTCTAGCTATCAACAAAAAAGTACGCTATAGTATCGCGAAGCGATTGCAAGAAAGATCAGTAATAGCTAAAGGGGGTTGCCTATGCGCTAATATCAAACTCAAATCTTTCTCTTTCTGTTCATATAATCATGTGTATTGTACAAGCCCGGTAACTAGACTTTTGCGCAAAGTCTGACGGGTTGGATAGTGGAGGCGAAACCTACGGGGAGTAGCCACCATAGGAAGCGGGAGTGATTTAATGAAGGCTGGACAAACTAATGGGCTCTCACAAAGCTACATGGACAAAGCCAGCGCTCTTGTGAGGAGAATCGCGACACATTAATATGTCGCCATTCCCGCTTTTTTATGCTTCAAATGAAAGGGGTTAATAATGATAGTTAGGTGTGTATTTTGTCGTCGTGAAATGCAAACCGTAACTAACAATGAGTCTTGCTATTCCTGCGATCAGCCAATGGTATCAATCGACGGTGAAGATGATGGCATATCCCCTCACTTGCGCTCGCATAATATTCCTGACGATGATGCTGAGCTGCCTTTAGATTTCATGTTCTGTGGAATCGGCTCCGGCTTGCGAATCAGATAATGGAAGTAAAAATTGACGTAACTTTCCTGTACCGTCAGGATGCTTCTTGCAAACTCCAAGTTTGGAGCATATACCACGAGGGTGATACAATATTTATTTCCTGGGGCGATTATGGCGGGCTCCAGCAATCTCAAGAAGAGCTGATTGAAGATGGCCTAGCTGGCAGGTCGCTCGATGATCAGATAATATCCAGAGTCCAGTCGCGTATTAACAAAAAGCTCGACCAAGGATACATCACAGATAGATTGCGCGCTATGAGTAGCAAGCCTGTGAACAAACTAGGTTTGCTCAAGCCAATGCTTGCGACTCCGTTCAAAAAAGTCAAGGGCATCGACTACAAAAACTCTATGATGCAGTGTAAATACGATGGCCACCGCTGTCTAATTCATTATGATGGCGATTCCTATACTGCGTATTCTCGCAATGGTAAAATCATAGATACAATTCCAGAGATAATGTATGAAGTTAAATGCTCTGAACTTCAGCCAGGCGACACTCTAGATGGAGAGCTGTATAGTCATGGAGTTCCGCTTCAAATGATAACGTCATGGGTCAAACGTAGACAAGAGAATACCAAAAAACTGCTCTACATCGTATATGATGTTATCACAGAGGAAAAATTGTACTACACTGCTAGGTTGGCGATAATATCTGGACTATGTTTAAGACATCCTGTATATTATGCCCCCACCGATTTGAATTTTGATGAAAAAAATATTTCGCGCATGCTACACAGATCAATCGAAGATGGATATGAAGGTTTGATATTGCGTAGAGATGGTTTTGCGTATGAAGATGGCAAGAGATCCAAGGGACTTGTCAAGATCAAGAGGTGGGAGGACCATGAATTCAAAGTTGTAGATGTACTTGAATCTAAGGATGGGTATGGCGTTTTAGTATGCGTTATGCACAGTGGAATTAGGTTCAAGGTTACAGCTCCTGGAGATTTTGAAGAAAAATTTGATGCTCTTGAAAATAAAGCGAAATATATCGGTAAATTTGTGAACGTGAAGTATGCAAATCTGACCGAAGCAGGCAAACCATTTCATCCAATAGCTACTATGTGGCGCAATAAGAGTGAAGAATGATGAGTGGAAATGATCAAAACGTTAAAAGTAGCAAGGACGCTTAGCGCGGTTCAGCGATACTCACAAACACGCCTATTGAATCCAGAATCGGTTATGGAGCACACTGGATTTAATGGGCTTATTTGCTATGTTATCTGTGAAAGATTGAATCAGCTAGGTGAAGAGTTAGATACCGGGCTGGCTGTAATGAAGGCTATGGTTCACGATGTTGATGAAATTATCACCGGCGACATACCTATGCCAACTAAATATTATAGCAGTGAAATAACAAAATCGTTGAAAAAACTATCTCATGATGCTATGACTAGCATATCCACAGATTTAGGCTTGCCAAAGATGCTTAAGCATTGGGAATGGGCAAAAACTGGAAGGGAAGGTGCTGTTGTTGCTTTAGCTGATATCATCGCCGTTGTTAATAAAGTTTGGCAAGAGTCTGTAGAGTTCAGTAATGATAGTATCGCTGCTCATGTTGGGCCTACACGCAAAATTACGTTTGAAAGAGTTGACTCTCTATACAAAGTTCTCCACACAGATGAAGGGAAAAATGAACTTCTAAGAATGCGTCAGGATCTCAACGCATTGCTTGTTGAAATAGAGGCAAAACAATAATGGACATGTATGTTATTGCGAAAAGTTGGACTGGCGAGCTATCTGGTAACCATCTTTCCAATATTGCTTGGGAATATTCTAGGCCTGATGATCTTCTGGCCCACAAAAACTTACTACAACTTGACGCTTCTATAAATGAGATACCTAGCGTCGTTGTCCAAGTAAAATCTACAGCTATTGAACGTGAAATAATCACTACGATGCGAGATCATGTCATTTGGGCAAGAACTTCTCGTGTTGATGACGTGACTAAATTCACTGTGCCTAGATTTTTCCGAAAATATAATCATTACTATCTAGATATACAATCTAAAATGCGTATGTCTAAGCAGGCTGGAATTTCACAGGATAAATTCCGCCTCATGCTACCTCTAGTCCATGAGACTCACTACATGGCAAGGTTCAGCATGCGATCTCTACATAAACTTCATCATGAATTTGAAAGATTGCATATGGCTTGCAATGATTTCAATATTGCAATAATGTTCGCAGAAGCTGCTGGAGTTACGTTTGATATTCTAGATAAGATGGGCGTTGTGCATGACAACTGCAAAGAAGATGACTTGCTGCCTACTCCGTCAAACTTTATTGACGGTACTGTACGCAGGGCAAACTCAATCATCTCTTATCAGGCGCGTGTTCCATTTTCACTACGGACTCACATAGTTAGACACAGGAATTTGAACATACTAGATGAGCTTCGTAAGTTTTGCTTGGATAAAGACTTGGCTATTCTAGCTTTGCGTGATAAAATTAACATAGAAGTCTCTGGTACAGACGTAGACTGGGATCATGTACTATCTAAGCGAAGTTGTTGGATGGCACATCAAGGTCTTTGGGCACCGCTAGTTAAAATGGTATCATCAGAGTTGAACTCTCCAGTAACACTACCATGTTCAAATGGTAGCTGTCCTTATGAAGCAGATGCTAAGCTGAGATTAACGGACGTTGATCCTGGATCGCCTTGTCCTGAATATTTTGCTTTGACTCATACAAATCCAACTATTTTGCAAATCGGTGAGATGTCAAAAACCATAATAGATGAGAATAGAATTCATGAATGGATCCACAAAATTGAAAAATTGGAGACTAAATAAGTGTACACGAAAGTCTACATAGCAAGCCCATTTTTCACTCCAATTCAATTAGCGAAAGTTGAATGGATTGAAAAGATGCTTGGTGATCTCGGCATAGATTTTTTCTCACCTAGATCATTCGGAACGCTACAAAGTATGACGATAGAAGAAAAGCGTGAAGCTTCTAAGAAAATCTACAACTCAAACGTAGATAATATTAGAGGTTGCACTGTTCTTTTAGCTGTTCTTGATGAGAAAGATACTGGAACTATATTTGAACTCGGATATGCGGCAGCACATAAGACGTATATAACCTTACCATACGAAAATTTTAAAGCTGAGTACACTATAGTCTCGATGAGTTTTGAAGGTAAAGGTTTAAATGTAATGTTACGTGAGTGTGTAGACACGCATATTTCTCACGAGTATGATTTCAACAGCACGTTCAAAGCAATTAAGGAAGGCACAAGTTTACCTAAGCATCTAGACGAGGGTGATATAGAATGATAGTCGCACTGGACTTCGATGGTACTCTAACAACTCATATGTGGCCTGATCTTGGTGAAGATATCGGCGCATTTGAATGGGTCATACCGCTACAAGAAAAGTATCCTGGATTGAGATATATCTTGTGGACGGTGCGTACCTACAAGCCACTGGAAAATGCTGTAAAATTTTGTAGCGATAAGGGGCTGCATTTTTGGGGCGTAAACAAGAATCCAGATCAACATTCTTGGTCATCATCTAGCAAGGCTCACGCTCATTGCTATGTAGATGACGCTGCTCTTGGAACGCCACTAATTCACAGAAGTGAGCGCATCAGGTCGTATGTTAATTGGGCTGAAATGGGCCCACTTTTGACGAGAAGAGTCGATGAGCATTTCAAAATGGTAGTATTAAGAAGGGGAGCAAGAAATGCCTAACGTATGGGTTATAGGTGGCTTGACTGGCATTGGCAAAGCATTATCAGATTTCATAATACATAATGGTTATTACCAAGTTGTGACAACTGGCGAAGAAGTTGATGTATGTAGTAAACCAAAATTGGGAGAATTTATTATTACAAATGCACCATTTGATATTGTAATTTACTGTGCTGGTATCAAACGTCTCGCCAATATACCATCTTTATCTCAAATGGATTTAGCTTCTGAGTTTAACGTTAATGTCATTGGCTTTATCAATACTATGACTGTACTGACTCAAAATCAAAATGGTGGTAAGATGGTTTGTGTAGTTAGCACTGCGGCTGACATTCCAATGAGACATTCAATAGGTTATTGCTCAAGCAAAGCTGCTCTAAAAATGGCAGTGAAATGCTGCGCTAGAGAATTAGCTCCTGATTGGTCAGTGGTTGGAGTTTCACCTCACATAGTTGATGGGACTCCTATGACTGAAGATTGCGATGAAGCGATTCAAGCTATGTGCGGATTGACTAAAGAAGAAGCTATGGAATATGAGCTGAAACTTATTCCTATGAATCGTAGAACAACTCAATTTGAAGTTGCTAAGTTCATATGTCATGTCATGGAAATGAGTCCATACCTAACAGGATCAGTGATTGATTTTGCTGGAGGTAGGCTATGACAAAAAGTACACATTTGAAATTCCCTGAGTTTCATCAAGTAGCGATGTATTGTCCAGATCACAAGAAGGCTGTACAATCCCTTGTAATGCTTGGATACACAAATTGGTTACATGATACGCCTTTGCTAGTTGACAAGGATGATAACAGAATAGAATCAGAAATGAGTTTTTGCTATGATTTCCTGGGCAATGGATTGGAGTTGGAAATACTCACGTACAATTCAGAAAGTCATCGCTACTATGAAGATGTTAATTTGTCCGATATAATTGTCCCAGTGATATCTCACATGGGTGCTCACGTAAATAATGCTGATGAAATGGCTGAGCATTATAGCGAAACTTTTGGCTTTAACATCATACACCAATTTGATACTTTCAATCATACAAATGTAGCGTTGGCTGGCGTAAAAAGATTCCGTGAAGCTATTATTGATACACGTCACCTATTCGGATACAATATCAAGTTCATTCAGCGACTTTATCACGGACCTTGGGAGATATAGTGAAACATCCTGCTGATCTTTTAGTTAAAGCGTCCGAACTTTTCACTGAACGGAACTCTGTGTATGGAGATATATGGAAAAATATCGGTAACACAATGAAATCTCTGTTCCCAAACGGTGTTAAGTTGGAAACTGCTGAAGATTTTAGCAGGTACGCTAGCGTGCAACTCTGTGTGATAAAGATTGAGAGATACTGTGTCAATTTTGAGAAGGGTGGACACCTAGATTCAGTGAGAGATTTGGAAGTCTACGCAGCAATCCTTGAAGCAAAAACTGGAGTATGAATTGATCTTTATAGATACTGAAACTACAGGATTGCTGAAGCCTGATGCGGCATCTCTCAATCTACAACCATTCATTACAGAAATTTACGCGGTCAAGCTAACCGACAAGCTTGGATTCATAGATGATGTCAACACGCTTGTTAAGCCGCCTGTTCCGATACCAGATGAGGTTATCAAGATCATTGGTATCACTAATGAGATGGTAGCTGACGCCCCCAAGTTCATCGAAGTATACGATGACCTAGTGAATCTGTTCATTGGTGAGCGAGTTACTGTGGGACATAACGTATCATTTGACCTTGGGATTCTCTGGGCAGAGTTGGCTAGGCACAGACTGGAGTTTCACTTTCCTTGGTCGCCAACTTGGACGTGTACAATTGAAAAATCAATGTCCATACAACACAGAAGGTTATCGTTGAAGGATTTACACATGCTAGCTACTGGGCATCATCATGACAATGCTCACAGAGCAAAGTCTGATGTTCTAGCTACGATCAGTTGCTATCAATGGCTGGAGACAAAAGGCTTGATATGAAAGAGACTCGCTGGGTAAGATGTCATGGATGCGGTCAAATCTTGTGGTATTTAGCCGCATTTTGCACTCTGTGTAGATGGAGGCCGAGTGATTCACCTCGCCCTCAGAACTGAATTCAGCTTTAAGAAGTGCTACGGCTTCACTAAGGATATCGTACACCATAGCAATGGCTTTACGATAGGTGTAGCGGATGATAGCAACACGTTCGCTCATTTGCGCCACCACAAAGAGTGTAAAGATGAGGGTGTGAAGGCAATTCTCGGCGTCAGGCTTATGGTTATTGATAAGCCTATCGAAAAAACTAAGTTGTTTGGTCCAGTCTACATATTCATAGCGAAAAACCAAGATGGGCTAAGCGAATTGTATCAAGTAGTCAAAGTTGCGCACGATCAGTTCTATTATCATCCTAGATTGTTTCAATCGAATCTCAGACAGATCAGTGATAACATAATAGTCATAGCTCCAACGTTCAACATGACAGATAGGATTGATTACATCGGGATAGACCAAACTACACCAGACGTGATAGCAAAATGGCCTGGGATACCGAAAGTAGCCATCTGTAAAAATTGGTATCCGAGCCCAGATGACAGGGAAGTATACCAGCTACACGCCGGACGCAGAAAGATGGAAGCACAAACGTTTCCACAGCATATTATGTCTGAAGAAGAATGGATTAGGCTACGTGGAGATGCTGAAGCCGTCAAAAATACACATCGAATAGCGGAACAATGCGAACGCTACGATTTACCAGTAGCTGATATGGTTAAGTACAAAGGTAAAATTACGTTGAGAGAACTTTGCGTCTCAGGTGCTAGGAAACGAAAAATTAATCTTAGCGATCCAAGATACGGTGAGCGATTGGATCGTGAGTTAAAGCTAATTAATGACAAAAATTTTGCAGACTATTTTCTGATAGTCGCTCAGATGACACGGACAGCAAAGCGTAAGATGTTGGTCGGTCCATCGCGCGGATCATCTGCGGGATCGTTAGTATGTTTCCTAACTGAGATAGCAGAAGTTGATCCTATCAGATTTGATCTACTGTTCGAGAGATTTGTCGATGTAAATAGGAAAGATTTGCCTGACATTGATATTGATTTCCCTGACAAGAAGCGCGCTATAGTTATAAAGAGTCTCACGAATATTTATGGCGAGGATCACGTTAGCCACATAGCAACTGTGTCAACTATGAAGCCAAAATCTTCGATCGGAGAATTTGCTCAGGAGCTGGGAATACCTGCGTATGAAACTGAAGCTGTAAAGCTAGCCATCATTGAAAGAAGTGGTGGTGACGCTCGTGCTACGATGCGAGTCCAGGATACATTCGATACCACAGAGATAGGTCAAGCATTTATCAAGAAGTATCCAGAAATGGACATCGTGTATAAGATTGAGGGTCATGCTAGACATTCAGGATTACATGCGGCTGGGATTATCGTCTGTAATGATAAGTTGACTAAGTATGGCGGAGTCAATTCCAGAGATGGCGTCTTGATGATGGATTATCGTGATGCTGAAAAGCTAAATTTGCTCAAGATAGACTGCCTCGGATTGAAAACGCTATCAGTTCTGGAATCAGTAGCTGATCAGATCGGTATGACGTACAGCGACTATTATGATTTGCCTTTAGATGATAAGGCTACGTTTGATATCTTCAATAGCTTGAGGCTATCAGGAATATTTCAGTTCCAAGGTAACGCGCTCCAATATGTGACTAGGCAAATGGGGGTACAGAATTTTGACGATATATGTGCGATTACTGCCCTCGCGCGACCGGGGCCTATTCATAGTGGGGGGACTAATACTTTCATTAGTCGCAGGACCGGTGATGATCCCGTTGAATACATTTCTCAACATCCTAGTGTTATTAAACATACCGAAGCAACGTATGGAGTCATTATTTACCAAGAGCAGCTAATGAGTATCGGTAGAGAATACGGTAAACTCAGCTGGTCTGACGTCGCAGCTTTAAGAAAAGCGATGAGTAAGAGCAAGGGTGAAGAATTTTTTAACCAATATAAAGATAAATTTATTGCGGGAGCGATTGAAAATGGAGCTGACGAGCAAGAAGCAGACAAAGTATGGCAATCAATGGTTACCTTTGGCTCTTGGGGCTTCAACAAGAGTCACGCGTATGGATATGGTCGCATCTCTTATTGGACTGCATGGGCGAAGGCTCATCATCCTTTGGAATTTGCACTGGCTAACCTTAACAACGCGAAACGCGAAGACCATACAATCAAAATACTCCGGGATCTAGTCAAAAATGATGGGATAGAATACACGGCGTTTGATCCAGATACATCTGTGGAAATATGGTCTATCCAAGATGGGAAATTACTTGGCGGGCTCTTGAGTCTGAAGGGTATCGGCCCAAAGAAAGCGAAAGCAATATTGAAGTGCCGTGAAGGGCTAGAAGATTACAAGCCTTCAATGGTACGTACTCTTATGAATCCAGATAGTCCATTTGAAATTCTATTCCCTTGCGAACATTGGTGGGGTGGATTTTTCAATAATCCAAAAGAATTTGGATTGGAAGAACCTCCGGTCACAATCGAAACAATATCTGGGCCGGGAAGCTATCTGTTTGTAGGCAAAATGTTGGATAGAAATATTCGCGATCTCAATGAAACTCAATCGGTCGCGCGTAGAGGTGGAAGATACATTACAGAGCACACTCTTTTCCTGAATCTTATCATGGAAGATGATACAGACTCAATCGTGGCTACAGTTAATCGTTATTCATATGAATCTATCGGTAGAGAGGTCGCTGAAACTGGAAAAGTTGGTGAGGATTGGTACTTGATAAAGGGTAGGATACGTGATAAATGGAGAAGAATAGAAATTGATCAGATTCTTAACTTGAATCAATGGGGAAAGTTGAACGGAATGGGTCCAAATTCCACTAAGCCTAGCAATCGCATGTGGCCGACTTAGATCGGAAATAGGTACTTCGGATACCTAGACTCTAATAAGATCCGATAGGGGCGAACCGCTAAAGCGTAGCGAAGCGACGGCCGACCAGCTATCCGGGATCCCCGCTAGCGGACCGAGCCCGGCCATGAACCACCCGCCGCAATCCATGACCGGACTGGCTGACGCGCTCGCACCTGCGCGCCATCAAAGGATGTTAATTAAGGCCATCCGAATGAATAGCCACGCAACCGATGCGATGATTGCTCCAATAGGCCAGCCGGAAGCTTCAAGAAGTCTGTGCTTTGTAATCCAACCAAAGAAACCTGTCTTTTCACGATGAAGTTTTCCATCTTGAATTGACCATACGTAGCGATGCTGAGTTTTCTCCCAGAAGAATCCAAGCACAACGAACAGCGGGATTGCTATAAAAGCATTGAATGAAATGCCCAACACGATTAGCATTGCTGCGATAATATGTAGTGCGATTCCCATTACTTCATCCTCAATTGATAGCAAAATTTCTCAAGATCGTTTAGCCGTTCAGCTACATATGGATTCGTCTGTGGCTTCCCATTATCAGCGTAATGAAAAGCATCGTATAAAGCCTGAGCGTACTCAGCCTTAGGTTTCCATTCCTTATCCCAGAAAGCTGCTCGCTCACAGCTTCCGCTGCTACTTGCGCAGCCTACGGCGAACAATACCGCCAAGGCCACCACGCCCATCCCATTCTTCACCACGTTCGGCAAACTCCCTCTTGTCATCCAGCTCAGTTTCGGCAATTTTTCTCTTTGCTTTGTTGGATCCAGCTTTCACAATTCTCCACAAGATTATAATACCCATGAACATAGGTAGAACAAGCTTGAAGAGAGCGGCGAGTGCTACACCTCCGCCCATTACGTAACGTTCGCTGTAGTAGCTGCCTTACGGATACCGAGCATTCCAAGCACAGAGCCAGCCTTGGTCATCATTCCAGTTAGAGTTGCGGTTGTCTCAGGGCTGATAACGCCCATCTCCGCAAGACCGGGGACCAAAGTCCATGCCATCGTGAGCACCAACGCTCCCCATCCTGTCATGCTCTTGAACCACGGCTTTCCACCGAATATTTGATCCAGCATTTTGCGCTCCTTAGTTTTTATCAGACTTGCTCCAAGCAACGGCGAACGATTCGCCTTTGCTCTCTTCACCTTTGGTGTCAACAAAATGGCCATAATCCCACTTCAAAGTTTTCTTGAGATCGCAAGCTTCACAAATTTTTCTTAGCCTCTCCCAAGGCCAATCCATACTCCAGTTGTCGCGACCAAGGAAACGTTTCTGTTTCTTGAATGCCCAGTCGATTGCTCTCGCCTTAGGCTTACCGTTTTTTCTGAGGTTATGCCAACCGCGCTTAACTTTGGTAACGATTCTACCAGGAGTAGTGCGTCCCTGGTTGTAGAGTTTCATCTGACGACTAAGCTTGTCGTATGTTCTGATCCTTTTCAATGGATACCCATAAGCTGCCATAGCAGCTTCTACAGCTCTGGCTCTCATCGCTGTAGCAGGATCAAGATCATCGAATGATTTGCTCATCGAGATCTCCCATTTTTATTCATTATTACTAATTGCCCTTCTACTGATGCGACACGTTGTCCAAGTTTGTCTATAGTCACATCACATTTTTCAGTATTTTCTACGGCTTGATCCAATTTTACTTCAATGATTGTGAATTTTCTTGATCCCCTCCATGCCATAGAAGCAACAGAGATAAGTACAACAACAGGTACAAGTTCCAATAGTTGTTGGTACATAATCCTCAGATCCTAGGGGAGAAAATATCACGATAGCCACGTACAATCATGTTAAGGCTTGCATAAGTCTTGGTTGTTCCGTATGAAATAACTGGAGTTGCTGGTGTAACAATTGGAATTTCACCGTGAACGTCGCCACCACTACCGTCATTTGAACCAGTATGAACAGAGTGAAGTAGCGTGTGTTCAAATCCAACAGCGCCAGGATCTACAACGCCAGCTCCAAGAACACCAGTAGCGCCATCTGGAGCGGCCATCAACATTCCATTCCCAGTTGCGCTAGTAATACCTGACATACTAATGATAGTACTAATTGCTGTAGCTGGGATATTGATAGCTTGTGTTCTCCAAGATGTCAATGCTGTTCCGGTCAAACCGTGTACGTGATCAGCATCATGCCTCAGGAAAAGAACCTGACCATCTGGTGTCCAAATTGTAGGAACAATGTCAAAGCCGACGTCATTCCAGAATCCACCGATAGAAAGTTCATTTGTGCGGGTAGGATGGTATCCAACCCTTCCAGCTTCTCCAGGAAGTATAGGCGCACTAGCAGAAACTACTGCCACCATGACTCCAACTACATCCTTAATGTACATATAATAAGGTGTCGATGCGAGTTCACTTCCAGTGTCAAGCTCGGTGAAACTGAAAGTTAGATCAGCAGCTCTAGTAAGAATTTTACCGTTGATAGTCATAACGATATTGTCATTAGTGCCAGCGCTCAACGTAATAGTTGCAATATTAGTTCTAGTTAGTTGTCCAATTTTTAGATTGGCAGGATTGCCCTGGAGAGCAACAAATTCATCTGAAGACCATCTAGAAACTCTAAATGTATTTGGTCCTGAATGGTATCTAAGATAAGTATCACGAGTGGGCACTAGATCATTCGGTGCAAGAGCTTCGCCATTCTCTCTAAAAATGCTCTTAACACCAAGACCATTAACATTTACAGTAGACGCACCAGTATTAGCAGCAGGCACTCTAAACCTAACTATCATTCCATCAAAATAACTAGGAGGCGATTGAATTCCAGTTATTGGAGTAGCAACATAAGCATTTGCCGGTCCACTACCTGTGTAAAACATGCTAGCAGCGGCGTAAGCAGCAACGCCCTTAGCAAGTTGATCTAGATCACCTGAAGAAAGAGCTTGACCCCACGCTGTTATAATATTTTGTAGCTCTGACGGTACTTCATTCCACTCGGCAGCGGTTAGTGAGCCAGACGTAACCTTGTCGTTGAGATCCTGCATTTGCTATCTCCTAAAATGGATTTTCAAAAACTACATCTACATTCGCTGGTTTCAGTTTCTTAAACAAGCACTCCAAAAGAGCAAAATCATTTGTTCCAAACACAATTGGAAATATATATGGAAAAGTTGCGCCAATAGTTTCAGTAGCCCTGACTATTATAGTATGATGCGCCGCTTCACCGGACGGATAAAATTTAATCGGGAATATGAATGGGAACGCTCCATGTATAGCTCCACTTTCAACTTCTATAGGAATGCCTAGCTTAGCAGCAAAATCTACAAAATCTTGTCCAGTTTGCAAACCTGATTTTGCTAGTTTCATTATTATGTGAAGTCTACGCTCAGTATCATCTCCAGTTCCCTTGAAACAATCATCTGGTATGCCTACAGCACTTTCCCATTCGCTTATGTAATATTGTGTCTTATCAGGCACTGTATCAACACGGAACAAAGCTATCAAAGCGTCAACTCTCAAGAATTCTCTAGCGAATCCAAGCAGCCACTTACGGATATTCGTTCCAAGAATATTTTTAGCTGCAAATGCTTTACCTCCAGGCATGTAATTAGCGATTACCTGCGCTTGTTGCTGCTTCGATAGTACGATGGGAATTTTTATCATGTGAACGTAACGTTTCCTAACGTACCTATTTCACCGGCGGCTATTACAATATCCCCCACAGGAGCCGTAAGAGTAAAACTCACCAACTTTTTACCAGTAACCAAATCAACTGTGTTAAAGATAGCTGCGTTATATGCTTCTTCAACTATGTTCCCGCCGACTAGCGGATCTGATGCGAAAAATTGTTTCAAGCTATCTTCAATAGCGGTTTTCATAGTTGATGAACTTGGAGATATCGCGCTAAATGTAAACGCAGTAGATATTGGAGTTGGAGCAGAAACAATAACGCTAAGCGTATCAGAAGTAGCAGGTTTTATAGCGTCTATAGCTGTTTTAACAACCAAAACTTCTGATGCATCCGGTATTGGAGAAGGATCATTATCTCTCATGAAATGAATTGTAACAGCACCAACTACCGGAGTTATTTCTTGGATGAATACTCTTGTTACACCGGCTATGGCCTTAGCAGCTTCTGATATATCACTTACGTTAAAATTAGCGATAGGATTCTGAATTTTGTTAGTAAATCTATCATTCAAAGCGTCAAGAGTTTCTTGATCAGCTCCACTTCCAAGCGTTCCAGTATCCACGCTAGCTTTGTTATTTACATCTGTGATAGGGCTTTGCAGAGTAAGCACAGTATCAAGAAGCTGATTTTGATTTAGTCCAAAATCATCAGATTGAACTGGAATTGATACAGAAGTAAATCCAAGAAGTATAGTCCCAGTAGCAGGAGTAGCTGGTGAACCAGTTACAGCATACGTTAGAGTTTTTGGGCCTGTTACTGTACAAATTAAGTTAGTTACATTGTATTGGATTTTACCAGCTCCAGTAACTGTAATCAAAACGTTTGAAGCTATAAGATGATCATTATCTGTGGTGAGAGTTGCCACTGATCCAACTCTAGTAATTGATGCTACACTAAGTGATTGTAAAGCTATGCTACCACCGGCAGTTGCCTTGTACACTTCTCCACCACTAGCAACCCAGGATGTAGCGTCAGCCCCAGTTATAATAACTCCGCCAGCAGTTCCAATCACAGCTAACCTTCCACTAGCTGGAGAAGCTGCCTTGCGTAGAACTTTCCAAATAGCAGCCCACTGCTCCAAAGTTAGAACCGCAGTATCAGGAATTGCTTCAAGCTCTGCTCTTCTGAGAGCAAAGTAAAAATCAAATACTCTATTGGATAAAGCAGTAGCGAGTGCTCCAATCCAACTGTTCTTCAAGAATGGATTGGAATTTGTGACTTCCCTACTAATATCAACTTTCATACGTTGATCTACTTCAGTTGCTGTCTTGGGTACATCAAGTGCCATTATTCTATGCCTCCATTAATTGCGCCAGCAACTATAAGAAATATATCGTTACCATTTGTTTTGATAGCTGGGCCTCTTGTTCCGCCAAGTCCAGGAGAAGTTCCAGTTCCATCAAAACCAAGCCCATCACCAAATAAAGATCCACCATTGCCACCAGATCCTACATCTTCACTACCACCACCTCCGCCACCACTTCCGCTAAAAAGTATGCCATGATTTATTAATGATATAGCATGTAACATTTCAATACTTGGGAATCCTCTGTCTCCATCAGTAGCAGGATGAGTTGACGTAGCACCAGAAATAGCTCCAACTGAACCACCAGAACTTACAAATAAACCAGCATCACCACCGTCGTGAGCACCATCATCAGATTTTCCACCAAGCCCCCAAGATGGGCCGCCACCTCCACCTCCACCTATACTACCATCAACAAGATCTCCACCGCCATTTCCACCTTTACCACCACCACCTACCAATACTCCACCATTCGGGATAAACAACAATATTGTAGTATCTGGATGCCAAGGTCCACCAGTTGAAAAAGAAGCTTGTGCCACTGGTACAGCAATAAAAACACTTGGAAAATTTACTACAATATCAACCGGATTACTTGGATAACCCAATTTTTCAAATAAATTCATTCCGCCATCTTCATTGGTAAGATTAAAAATAATATTATTCGGTATATCAGGACAAGGCAATGCTGTATTGTCCCACAGAGTAAAGTATCTCTTATCAACTTTAGAATTTGGTCGATTAATTATAACGTTAAGGCTAATACCAGTAGTGGTTATAACAGCATCAACGCTTTTAATTTGAGTAGCAAAGCCTTCATCTACAAGCGTCTGTAGCGCTTGTCTCGCAGCTATAGTTATCCCGTTAAGTACAGTTCTAGTCAGCCTGGATTGCTCATAAAGCCAAATCTTAGAACCGATTTCAAAATTAGGAGTGCCTTCATTACCTATCCAGCCACGACGCAATCTAGATTCTACTACTTCAGATTCATCAGCTCTACGCTCAGCAAACAAACTGACTATAATTGCGGTATCAAAAAAATCTACAGATAAAATATCGCCATTAACGCCGATATCAACGTCATATAAATCACCAGCTATTTGCTTTAAGCAAGCGTCGATACCAACAGTCATTAGTTAACACCACCTGTGTTCCCAGCTCCAGGTTCTACGCCTGAATGTGTATGGTCTAGAAATAGTCTTCCCTCAATCGTTGTAGTCCCAATAAGTTTAATAGAAACTAATCCCAGAATTTGAACTGTAGCGCCAATAAAATTGAAGTCGTTTCCAGCAAATACGAACTGAAAACTTGATCCAGACATTTTAGTATTGCCAATCAGATCAAGTTTATCAGCCTTAATTTTTATGACTCCATCCTTTGTAAAATGAATAAAAGATTCTGTTTCAGGATG